AAGTCAGGAAGGCATTGATGACGATTCAAAGGAAAAGTTATGCGCTTTCATGATGGGACTTTATACAGAATCAATTCAACAGAAGACTAAGGGCGAATAGTCTATGAATATTATTTTTAAAACCATTCGTTTCAAGAATTTCCTCTCTTATGGCAATGCCATGACCGAGGTGCAACTGAATAAGGTGCAGTTAACCTCAATTGAAGGTCAGAACGGGAGCGGTAAAACATCCATTCTTAACGCACTTATCTATGGACTCTATGGAAAGTTGACTTCTAAGATTCAGTTGGGAAAACTTGTCAATACGATCAACAAAAAGAACCTTTTGGTCGAGGTTGAATATGATCGTGGAGGGCATTCCTACCTTATTCGCCGTGGAAAGTCCCCTTCTGTTTTTGAAATTTATCAAGATAATATTCTAGTTCCTCAGGAATCGTCTGTTGTTGAGTATCAAAACAAGTTAGAGACGGATTTCCTTGGGATCAATATCGAAAATTTCACCCAATTGGTGGTGGTTGGGGGAAGCGGTTTTCAACCTTTCATGACTTTGAGCGCAAAAGATAAGAGGGCTATTATTGAGGAAATCCTTGGTGTATCCGTTCTTACTTCAATGAATAGTGTTCTGAAGACAAGGGTTGCTGAGAATCGTCAAAAGATGACCGAACTTGAAGCGCGAATCTATGAGGTGAAGACAAAGGCACGATCTGAGAAGAACATTATCGATTCTTTGAAGCAGATCCATGCTAAGAACATTGAGAATCTTAAAAGCGAGATTACAAAAAGAAGTGATGCTTTGGAGAAGAAGAACGAGGTACTTACAGCAAAGAAGGGACACTTAGAAAAACTTAATGCCTATTTGAACAAGGAAAACGAATTTCTTAAGGAAGGGCAGAAAATCACTCAAGAGCGCAACGACGCAATGGCTTTTATTCGAAATCTGAATAGAAGTTCAAAGGCTATTCTTGAGAATAACACATGCCCCACATGTCAGCAAGAGATTTCAGAAGAGCATAAGGCGCATGTGAAGGAAAAGGTTTCTTCCCTTATCGAAGAGAAGAACGAGAAACTGAAGGATATTAATTCAAGCCTTGAAAAGTTCGAGGAACAGAGAGGGAAATTTAATCTTGTTCATGAGAAGATCAATGAGGTTGAACGGTTAATTAGTTCCATTAGTTCAGAAGTGAAGTATATTGCTTCTGATATTGAACGTTTAACGACTGAGTTGAATACACCCGAAGTGATTGTTGACATTAAGCCTCATGAGGACGCAATTAAGCAACTTGGTGAGAGGTTTGTGGAACTGTCAAAGCATAAGGCTACATTGGACGCTGAGTTTACAATCATGTCTATGGCAGAGCGTATGCTGAAGGACAACGGCATTAAGACATCCGTAGTCAATCAGTATCTCACTACCATCAATCGCATGATTAACCATTATCTTAATGAGATGGATTTCTTCATTTCCTTCTCTATGGATAATGAGTTCAATGAGACGATCAAGGCACGTGAACGGGATGAGTTGAACTACTTCAACTTGTCTCAAGGTGAAAGAAAGAGACTTGACCTTGCAATTCTCTTTACTTGGAGGTATATTGCTTCTGTGCGCAACTCATGCGTCACAAACACCTTGTTCTTGGATGAGGTTGATGACGGTCTTGATGCTGTCGGATCTGCAATGATCATCAAACTGTTTCGGTCTTTTGTTGGTTCTAATATCTTTGTCATTAGTCACAAGGATACGGTGCAAGACTCAGAATTTGATCGTGTGCTTTACATTAAGAAAGAGAATCAGTTCTCCAAGATCAATGAGTACTAAGCCTGTAAATAGGATTGAAAACTAATTTAAGGGATTTATATGATCCAAGAATACATTACATATGAACTAGACATGTTGTCGTATGGGTTTCTTTGCTTTATACCATTGATCGCATTCGTAGCAATCATGGCTTATATTGAAAGCAAGAAAATCGTCGCTGTATGTGACGAAATGACGAGGCTTGGAATAGTTGATGGTTCTAATAAAGCAGAGATGAGGGCTTTAATGTCAGAAGTCTTTTTCCACCATACGGTCGGGGGAAGTATTTCCTACGTTTTGGTTCTTCTTTTTAGAGTAAACCTTCTTGTTTCCATTGGATTCTTGACTATTTTTTATATCGGGGATAAGGTATGGCAATTCTTCTAGATTTTTCTCAGACGGTTTTGAGCGCTTGCTATTCTTTTGAGTCGGAATTGTCTGTGAACAACCCCGACAAAGAAGGTGCTTGCTCTATCGTACGACATGTGATTCTTTCTCAGATCAAGTATTGGCTTAACAAATATCGATACAACTATGGTCAAATGGTGATTTGCTGTGACGGTCGCCATTATTGGAGAAAAGAGATTTTCAAGCACTATAAGGCGAATCGTAAGAAGATCCGCAGTAAGAGCAATCTTGATTGGAAGTTGATCTATGATATCATGGATAAGACCATCGAAGATCTTAAGGAAAACTTCCCCTATAAAGTGGTTAAGGTTGACAGGGCAGAATGCGACGATGTGATTGCTGTTCTTTCGAAGTACTACCAAACGCATGAACTGAAGCAGACCCCTTTGTATGAAGAACCTCAGAAAGTTGTGATTATCTCTAGTGATAAAGACTTCGTTCAGTTGCAGAAGTATCGCAATGTGGTTCAGGTTTCCCCTAGAACAAGGTCTTTTGTCAACACGGATGATCCTGTGTTTTACTTGAAGGAAAAGGTGATTCGAGGCGATAGAGGTGATGGTATTCCAAACATTCTCAATGAAGATGACATCTATGTGGTTGAGGGATATAAAAGCACTGCTATGACTAAGAAGCGTTTTGACGCGCTGATTAATCAGACCCCAGAGACTTGCACAGATAAGATCATTTCAGAACGTTGGGCTAGGAATCAAAAACTCATTGATTTTGATTATATCCCAAAGGATGTTGAGGAAAGCATTTTAGAGGAATACGCAAAACCGATTAAGGGTAGCAAGGGAAAAGCGTATGAATACCTCATTAAATATCAGTGTTACCAACTATTACAGGATATAGATAATTTCTAAAATGAGCAAAGTATCGAAATTTCAGATGACGCTTTGGGAAGTTCTCAGTGCGATTGACAAGGATGTTTCTTTGCTGAAGACAACATTCCGCTATGGAAAGGGGAGCGCGTTGAGTAAGATTTTTGCCTACGCGTTCATTAAGAAGTACAAGTGGCTTTTCCCTGAAACCGATCCTCCCTTTAAGCCGTGTGACCTTAAGGCAGGGATGACACCGACGGATTTGCTGGCCGCAATTCGAAAGGGAAGGCTAGAGTACTTTATTCAGAAGGATTTGGCACAGCCTTTGCGTGAAAAGATCTTCATTCAACTCCTTGAATCTGTACACGTCAACGAGGCGAGAGTTCTTTTGGCAATTAAGGATCAGGATCTTGAAAGCCTGTTTCCGAATATCACCTATGATGTTTTGGCTGATGCAGGATATCTTCCAAGGCGCAAGCCTGAGATAGTCCCTCCGAAGGAAGAGCCGACTGATACCAAAAGCAAAGAGGTTACGGAAAAGCCTAAGGCACAAACACATGCTGTTTCTAAACCGCGTAGCACAGCGCGTAGAACGACAAAGAAAGTCGCGACTAAGACTGTTAAGAAGACTAAGGCTTAAAATCTTCTTCAAAAAGTTTGAAGGCTGGCATTGGATCATCGACTCCGATAATCCGTAATCTCGAAAAAAGCATCCCCCAAAATATGGGGGATTTTTATATGTAAATACTATTATAGTAATGTTTCGGAGGAAACAAAATGGAAATTAAGATTACAAAGAAGGTGGTGGTTTCACCAACCGAGACAATTGAAGTTTCTGTTTCTGAAAGTAAGAACCTTGAAAGCAATAAGGACTACTACACCCTGAAGGAGACCGTTGTCTTTTGTGCCGAGGATGTAGCCAAGGCTTGCAAGGAATCCGCAGAAGCACAGTTACAGCAGAACAAGATTTGACAATTATAAGAAACCATTCTATAATGCCTAAGAAAGGAATGGTTTCTAATGTACTACGTTTGTTCTTCTAAAGGCGTTTTCATTGTCGCCAAAATTTTTGATAAGAGAGGTCGGTTGCTTTCGTATGGACACAATTCCTACGTGACCGATCCTTCTTTTTTCCGCTTTGCCAAACCGCTAAATGAACCGTACAGGGTTCATCAGCATGCGGAATGGCATGCTATCAAACGACTCAAGTTCACAGACATTGAGCGCGTTCATACCATAAAAATATACAGATTCAACGCGAACGGTGAGCCTGTTTTGGCAAAACCGTGTCGAATCTGTTCTCGAATCATAGAATCTTTTCCTTTTAAGAAAATTGAGTACACGGATGTCGGAAATCCTTTGGATATGACATACGAAGAGTACAAGACGCTTCTGCATAATGCCACACACAGGAATAACTGAGGAAACACTTATGGAAAATTTTGACATCGAATCCTTTAAGGAAAATCTTGTCGAGACGATCAAGTTTACACAGAGCAAGGTACATGAGGCTTTGACGGGTTATAGCGAAAAGAACATTGGATACATTTTTGTTCTAAAGTATATCAATGGGTTTGTCATACCTTCTATAAAGAATAACCTATCTTTTAACGACGATATCATGACACAGGAATTGATGTCTGATTTCTGTCATAGATTTAAAGAACTTCTCAACATGCTTACCATCCAAGAGGAATACACCATGCTGGCTGGTTGGTATACAAACTCTTTGAAGTATTGGGAACAGAAGAATCCGTTCACGGGCATGTGCATTAAGAAGTCTCTTTCTGAGATAAGTCAGACGTACGATAATATCGCAGATCGAGTCATGAAGAATTATACGATTTCCATTCACGTGAAAGAACTTGCGAAAGAACTTGACACAAAGAAAAAAGACTGATATAATGCACATGTAACAAAAAAGAAAGGAGCAAAAAATGACTCAGAAAGTTCTCGAATCCCTGTCCTATGATGAAGCGCTTAGTTGCCTGTCCCTCCGTGAGGGTTGTGTGATCCGTATCCCTTCTTGGGTGAGTTCTTCTGTGGTCTCCCTTTCTGAAATGGAAGATTCTGATTCTGAACTTCTGTTGGAGTCTGAGTTTGGCTGTGTTGAGTACGAGCCTTCTCAGGAAGAACGTGAGTCCCGTGAATGGGAAGTTTGGGAATAAGATTAATCAGCAATTTTGAAAATAATCTTGGAGTAAAAATGAATTCTTTTGTAAATTTGTTTGACAAGACTGCATCTCTTACTAAGACGGAAAATGGGGGAACGTCGTATTCTATCGATGTTCTCAATCCGCTTGCCCGATGGATGTATACGCTCTCTGATACGCGCCGCCGCATGGTTCGCGCAAGAATCAACGAGAAGCATTCTGCTACTGCGCCGTCTCTTCGCTTTGGGGTTTTTACGGATCAGTCGTTTGCAACTGATGTTGTCAACGCTGTAAAGGCTGGGAAGGTTTCCAAGGAAGAAGCCGCACGATTCCTTGTGTTTGCTCGTGATCCTCGAAATGGTGTTGGAGAACGTGGTTTCTTCCGTTCTGCCCTTTGCGCTTTGCTCGATGAGAATATCTTCTCTCCGTCTGATGTGGAGAAGTTCATTGAGACGATTGTCAATCATGGTCGGTGGGATGACGTTGTTGCAATTGCTGAAACCGTAACGGATAAATCGTTTGCGACTGCCATTAACCTTAAGATTGTTCGTCAGTTGCGCGAAGACGTTAAGGCAATGAACGAAGGAAAGAGCGTTTCACTTCTTGCTAAGTGGATTCCTTCCATCAATACGTCTTCGAAGGTCTCCCGTGCGTACGCGCGTAAGATCGCAACTCTGATGGAACTTTCTGAGAAGTCTTTCCGTAAGATGAATGTTGCTCTTCGTAAGAAGATTGACATTGTCGAGACGAAGATCTGTGCAAACGACTATGAGTCTATCGAGTACTCGAAGATTCCGTCTTTGGCTATGACTCGGTATTCGAGAATGTTTGCTGAGAAGGATGGTGAACGTTATCGTTCTTACCTTGCTGACGTTAAGGCTGGGAAGGTTAAGATCAATGCGTCTGTAGTGACTCCTCCCGAACTTTTTGCTCAGTATGTTAATAAAGATCCGTGGATTGGCAAAGTTGATGTTGCTGAAGAGTTCGAGCCGATTTGGAATGCTATGCCTTCCGTCGAAGTGACGGGGAATGTTCTTCCTGTGATCGATATGTCAGGATCTATGTATGCAGACATTACGAGCAACGTTAAGTGCATTGATGTTTCCGTTAGTATGGGACTTTATGTGTCACAGCATAATACGGGAGCATTCAAGGATCGTGTAATGCTTTTCGGTAGCGAAAGTTCTACAATCAAGTTCCATGACTATGATAGTCTTGGTGAAAAGATTAAGAAGATTTTCGCTGTTGACATTGGATATTCAACGAATGTTAAGAGCGCTTTGATGTCGGTCTTGAAGATTGCCATTGAAAGCAAGTGCTCTCAGACGGAAATTCCTACGCTTCTCTTCATTACGGATTCGGAATTCAATGCCATTTCCAACGCAAATTCTCTCTTTGGGGAAGTTGGAACGAAGAGCGATTTCGAAGTGATTGCTGAAGAGTACGGTAAGTACGGATATTCAATGCCGAAGATCGTGTTTTGGAATACTGCATGCCGTAGCGGTTCAGTGCCTCTTACTGAAAATGAGAACGGATTGATCCTTCTTTCGGGATTCTCTCCGAACGTTCTCAAGATGGTTGAGTCGGGAAATCTTGATCCAACCAAGGCTGTTCTTGAGATTATCAGTAAGCCTGAATTTGACGATGCTGTAAATTTGTGTTAAAATGGTGAAGACATGAGGGAAGTTCTCTCTCATGTCTTTCTAAGAAAAGGATGATACGATGAAACAGAAGACGCTTAAGAAGAGAAACCCGATTGCTTTTGATCTGTTCACCAATGGGCTGTATCGTTCCAAGGTTGTGAAGGATAAGCGTAAAATCCTTAAGAAGTTCACGAAGAATGATGCTTATAAGGAAATAGATAGGCACATACGTCTATCGAAAAACATATGTGCCTTTAACTTCTGATAGTATTTGTTCAATACGGGGAACGCATTAAATTTCTTTTTCCCAATTCGAGTGAAGGTTTACGTGATGCTTCTTTTCGTATGCTTGCATAAATTCTTTGTAGAACGTATAGCGCGTGGCATCGTCTGTTGCCTCGTTGGAAAAACCGATTTCTTTGTACCATTCGTAGGCATTTCCCATTTTTGCTTTTTGAAAACCGAGGTTGAAGATTTGTTGGAATGCGTTACCAAACCATGCAAAATAGTTTTTATTCTTGGACGTGGGATTTTTCTTCAAATGTTCCTTCCAATTGTT